GCAACAGGAAAGGGTTTTACAAGAACCACACCAAACACAGAATTTAGAAACCCAACTAGTTGGGGTAGAACCAGGCAAGCAAAGAATTTAGCGGGCGCTCATGAACGAGGAGTAACCGTAGTGGCCGAAGACGCGGCTGCTTTCACCGCCACTAGTGGCCATGCGACAGAAAACCAAAGATACCTTTACCTGTATGCGCCCCAAAGCCATGCCGACGACGGTGGAGTAATAATTTCGGTATGGGGATATGTCCACGCATTCGGTGAATGGTTCGAACTTTTAGATTCAACCGGCACTGAAGTTACAATAACTCTAGACGCCACCGCCGCCGTATCTACCTTTACAGGAGGCAACCCTGTAGATATAGCCGGAGTGGATAGAGTCGCCTTCAGGACCGACCGCACAATCGCCGCGGCCGACCCGGCACTGAATCCAGATACAAAACTCATGGCTGCAGCCAACACTATTCCGTCTCGATAATTTTTCCATCCCTTTAAAACATTAGAATACTATTTATTAAGAGACAAATTTATTTGTTATGTATAAGTATTTAAATCGCTAGGAGTTTAAAGGATGTCAAAACTACTTGAACAGGCTGTAATCGATGCCAAAGCACTCAAAGAAGCTGCACTAAGAAATGCCGAACAGTTGGTCATAGAAAAATACTCTGAAGAAGTCAGAGAAGCCGTTGATCATTTGTTAGAACAGGACCTCGGAGCCGGAATGGACATGGGATTTGGAGATACTGATCCCCTCGGAGGAGCAGACCCTATGGCTGCCGATCCTTCGTTTTCTGACCTCGACCCGTTAGGGGCAGACTCTCAAGCCCCGGAAGGCCAAAATGCCGAAGAAGATTCGGAAACTCCAATAGATGTTGACTCTTTGTTGGCAGACTTACCAGACGCATTCAGTTCGGGCGATGACGAAATAATAAATATTAAACTTGATTCATTAGAAGCAGACACTCCAGATGACGAAAATGGTGTTTTTGGAGGAGATGATGAATATTCCGAAGATGAAATAGGGATAGATATTCTGGATGATATTGACTTTTCAGACTCAGAAGAAGACCCAGAAGCGGAAGTAAATGCGGAAACCCCATCAGGGCCAGTTGACATTGATATAACAAGTGATATGGTAAAGGAAGCTTTGAGAGATTTGGGTATCAGCGAAGAAGAGGTCGATTTAGAAGATATTATAGAGGCCGTTCGAGTCGACTTCGATCCCCAAAAATCCGGATGGGCAGGAACACCAGAAATGATTATGAGAGAATATGAAGCTATGCTCCTAGCTAGAGAGCAAGATAGCGAAGTTAAAGAAAAGAACGAAAAACTTCGCAAAGCTGTTAAGAATCTTAAGCAAGAAAATAAGACTATAGTTTCTGCGGCTAGTAAGCTGCAAAAACAAAACAAAAAATATGAAACAGCATTTAACACATTGCAAGAAAAGTTGGAGACCATGAATGTTTCGAACGCAAAGTTGCTGTATATTAACCAGGCTCTAGAAAATGCCTCCTTGAATGAGCGACAAAAAAGAAAAATTGTCGAAGCCATTTCGAAAGCCGAAACAGTACAAGAAGCAAAGATAATATTTGATACAATGAGTGATGCGGTTAGTACTACTTCAGACGTGAAGAAAGACTCAACCTTAAACGAAGTAGTATCACGTAAATCTTCACTACTTGTCGCGGCTCGTCATGAGCAAACAAATAAGGATGCCAATCCTTTGTATAATAGAATGCAAAAATTGGCAGGAATAAAGACAAAATAAATCTATAGAAAAGGAGGTGATTTTATAATGTCTGTTTTACAAAAACTAACAGAGGGCGTTCAGTCTCGCGATATGCAAGCTGAAGGACAAGCCCTACTTAACAAATGGGAAGCTACTGGCTTGCTTGAAGGTCTTAATGACGGCCAAGCAAAGCAGGGAATGGCGGTACTTCTCGAAAACCAGGCGAAGGAACTTCTTCGAGAAGCCTCGTCTATGGCTGCTGGCGATGTCGAAGGTTTCGCAGCAGTTGCTTTCCCAATCGTTCGTCGTGTATTCGGTGGACTTATAGCAAATGATCTCGTGTCGGTTCAGCCAATGAGCTTGCCATCCGGTCTCATTTTCTTCCTCGATTTTACCCACGCACAGGACCGACTCGGTGCCAAGGCCACTGATTCCGTGTATGGTGGAAACGTGGTTGGTGCTGAGCTTGTCGGAGGTGTTGATCTTGGCGATCAGGCTGATGATGATGCAGGTGCCGGCGGCCACTATAACTTGGGCCATGGCCTCTCTGCTCCAACTGGATCAGCATCTTTTCAGTTCCAGGCCATTTCCGGTGCTCGACTTGCCGCACTTGGTGGTGCAGCAGTTACTGACCAGGACATGTCTGCCGATACGTTTACTGATGCAATGAAGAAAGCTATTCGTTTCGATGCTGATCTTCTTGCCACCGGCGGCCAGCTAGGTGTTTATGAATCGACTACAACGGTTACTGCCGGAGCGCCTAACTTGGATCGAGGAAAGCTTTCAGCAGTCGTCATCAACCCGGTTGGTACTGGACAGGTCATTCGAAGATTAACCAGAATTATTGATGATCGTTTGATTGTTGTACTTCATGATGCATCAGACGATGGGGCACCGAACGCTGCTACAGTCGCCGACCTCGACGGGGCAGCGCCAATTGCTATCCAGATTCCATTAGCTGACGCTTTCACAACTACTGGCCTTGCGGCTGGTGCAGTTGCTGGTGTGGCCCCATGGGGACTTGAAGAGCCATCACGATCGCTCGGCGGACCAAATGGTGCAGGTAATGCAAAGGCTAGCGGCGAAGGTGGAACCATGCAGGACATTCCTGAAATCGACATCAAGGTCGACTCGATTGCTGTTACCGCACAAACCAAGAAGTTGAAGGCTAAGTGGACACCTGAGTTAGGTCAGGACCTCAACGCTTATCACAACTTGGATGCTGAGGTTGAGCTTACGGGTATTCTTTCAGAGCAGATTGCTTTGGAAATCGACCGTGAACTTCTCGGGGAGCTTGTTAACGGCGCAACTGCTGGAACTCGCTACTGGAGCCGTGCACCTGGTCTTTTCGTTGATGCCAACGGAAACCAGATTGGACAGGAAACAGTTGCTCCTGACTTCACCGGTACTGTGAGTGAATGGTATGAGACGCTTGTTGAGACAATCAACGACGTTTCCGCTCAGATCCACAGAAAGACGCTCCGCGGCGGAGCAAACTTTGTTGTTTGTTCTCCAGAAGTGGCTAACGTTCTTGAATTTACCAGTGGCTTCCGCGCTAGCGTTACTGCTGACCAGGATCGCGGCACCATCGGTGCTGTCAAAGCTGGTAGTTTAAGCAAGAAGTTTGACGTTTATGTTGATCCATATTTCTTAAGAAACGTGGTTCTCGTCGGCCGAAAGGGAAGTTCTTTCCTTGAAAGCGGATTTGTGTACGCACCATACGTACCACTCCAGGTGACGCCAACTATCTTCGGCACAGAGGACTTCGTGCCTCGTAAGGGTGTTATGACCCGTTACGCCAAGAAGATGGTGCGACCTGATATGTACGGCCTCGTAGTCGTCCGCGGACTCCTAGGAGAATCTGGCAGCTAATAGCCAAATTCCAATAAGAGACTAAAGCGAAGCCCTGCTATTAAGTTAGCAGGGCTTTTCTTTTTCTATTGGAGAATTATTGCACTATTTATATTGTATAACCTTGCGAAGGAGGATCCATTAAATGGGCAAAAAAAAGAGATATATACTTAATACAAAAAAGTTCGGTAAAAAATATTTTAAAGTTCTGGACAAGATGGACGGAACTGTAGACAATCAAATAAGCAGTAAGCTAGTAGATACTAGCATAAGAAAGCTAACTCTCACTGATTTCGGAGACAGGACGGTGAAGTTAACTGCTCAACTTTTCGGTTCTGCATCAGCCGGAAGCCACGAGGGAACACACAAAATGGGCTACTTTTTCCATGTTTCTGGGGGTGTGAACGCAATCTCTAATAATGCCTCACCAGAGTATGGGGGAGAACTAATAGTTATAAGCGCCTCTGGCTCGAAGGGATATACTTTTGCTTCTGCAGGCCCAGCCCTTGTAAAGGGAGGGAAGCCAGCAATATTTCCGGCTGGTCGCCTTACGGTAAAATCTACGATTAGTAACCAAAATGCCCCAGGCTTTTGGTCAGTTGAGGATAAGAACTTACTAGCTCACGCTTTCGCTTCTGTTAACGTCTCTTCCGCACCTATTGGCTTAAGCTCTACGCAACTTGGTAGCGCGCTATCAGGAGCCGTTGGAGGAAATTTTGATGGTACTCTTGACATGAGTCTCGATTTAGCACAAATGAACGGCACCGGTGTTCAACATGGTTCCGGATCATCAGTTGGGTCTTCTGCAGTTTACTCTCCATCTGGATCTGCCCATGGTTATGCTATTTCAGCTAGTGGATCTCTTACTGGAAGTATTTCATTGGCACATACTGGTGCGTCCAACGGACATGCGAACAAGGGCCTAGTTGTTTTGCTCGCGAGCGGCAGCGTCGCAGCACTGGACGCGCAAAGCGTTACTCTAACTTATGTTCCATTAGATGTGAACGGAGATCAGTCTGCAGACCAGGCAGTATCTCATGTTCTCACTGTGACTTAAAAAGAAAGGAAATAAAATGGGAAGAAAAAAAAGACTTTTTTTTCAATATAAAATACGAGGCAAGATTCCCAAGAAATGGGAGAGAAAGTATGCAAGACTTCTGGATAAGGTTAGGGGCTTCTTAACCTTATCTGAAGATCTTGATGAAAATAATAATATTGAAGAAAATACAAAAGAAGAGCCTAAGGTAGAATTAAAAACAAAAACCTCAAAAAGAAAAACCACAAGAAAACCCCGCGCTTCAAATTCAAAATCGACAAATAAAAAGACAACATCAACCACCACATCTCGTCGAAAGAAGACCACATCAGTAGAAACAAAGCAGAACGCCTAGGTTTTTGTCTGCCTCACTAACTATTTATATTGATAAATGGCAAAATAGAGAGGGACAAAAATGTCGGCACCTACTTTAACACCAGTGAGCAAAACATCAGCAATTGTTTTGCCTTCAACCGGAGACACCGCAAATGTTAATGCGGCCGTTCCATATAAAATATATTCTGAAGAATCCTCTACGATGTATTCATCTGAATTTTTAAATGGAGCAAAAGACCAAGTCTCTTACGTCTATAAAAAACTCGGAGGAGATGTTTTAGATATAGAACTTACAGAGGGGAACATTTATGCAGCATATGAGGAGGCAGTTTTAGAATACTCATATTTAATAAATATACATCAGGCAACAAATGTCCTTTCGGATGCCCTAGGTAACACTACGGGATCTTTTGATTCAAAAGGGAACCTGCAAGCTGGAGCCTTATCTTCATCTTTGGGTGGAACACATGTCGCCTTAAAGTATCCTAAGTTTGACTATAGTATGACCCGTCGAATCGGAGAAGGAGTAGGCTCAGAAATAGGACTAAACTCATCAATACAATATTCAGCATCTTTTGATATTGTTCCACAAGTTCAAGAATATGATCTACAGTCAATTTTAGAAAATTCTGCCAACTTTTCCGGCTCCATAGCCGGAAAAAGAATTTTGATTAAAAAAGTTTTTTATAAAACACCGCAAGCAATGTGGAGGTTTTATGGGTATTATGGAGGCCTAAATGTTGTAGGTAATCTTCACAACTATGGTCAATTTTCGGACGATTCAACCTTTCAACTAATACCAACATGGCAAAACAAAGCACAGGCATTGGCTTTTGAGGACGCAATATATACCAGAATGTCTCATTTTTCTTATGAGTTAAAAAACAATAAGCTTAGGCTGTTTCCTATTCCGTACACAGGTGGCCCAAGAATAATGTGGGTTGAATTTTCAATTCCTACGGATGTGTGGGATTATAAAGATAAGACGGTTGACGGAGTAAACAATTTGAACACTTTGCCTATGGGGAACCTTCCATTTGAGAACATAAACTCAATAGGAAAACAGTGGATCAGACGTTTTGCTTTAGCATTGTGTAAAGAGACTCTTGGCCAAGTAAGGTCTAAGTTTAATTCCGTCCCGATCCCCGGAGAGTCAGTGACTCTAAACGGTACTGCGCTAATATCAGAAGGCAAAGAAGAACAAAACAAGTTAAGAGATGAACTCAAGCAAACACTCTCTGAGCTTACTTATGCAAAGATGGCAGAACAGGATGCTCAATTGCTTGACAACACTGAGAAGGTGCTGGATAAGGTGCCGAATTATATTTTTGTGGGGTAGAATAAAGAATGTCAGATGATAATAAGTGGTCCCAGCCCGATAGCCCGCCTCCTCCGCTTTTTGTGGGAGAAAAAGAGAAGGATCTAGTCAAGCAGGTCAACGATGAAGTTATAGAAAGGGTGGTAGGTCAGACTATTGTCTATTATCCTGTAAGCCTAGAACATACAAACTACCACGACCTTTACGGGGAAGCCATAAATAAAATTTTTTTAGACCCAGTAAGGGTTTATGCTATGGTTAAATACGTGTCTCAATCAACCACAGTGACCCCAATGGGTGTAGACAGAATCGAAAGAATAAATATCGCCTTCCACAAGCGTCGCTTAACAGAAGATCAGGACTTGTTTGTTCGAGAAGGTGACTTCATCCAGTATGGCACCAACTTTTATGAAATTTTAACCCTAGAGGAGCCTAAGTGGCTCTTCGGACAAGTAGAATCTAGTTTTGAGATCGCCGCAACTTGTGTAAGGGCGAGAGAGGGCCTGTTTAATGTCTGAAGAAAAAAATATAGAGAGGTTATATTTCGAACCTTCAACTTTAGAGACAATTGACCGGTCTGTGCATGAATATATAAAGAACTTGAACTTACAAGTTGAGACAAACAAAGGCTCTATACCAGTACCTGTATTGTGGGGAACATCAGAAAGAGCATTTCTTAGTAAAAAGTCTCAGGACGAAAGAGATCAGCAAGGTGCATTAATATTTCCAGCAATTTCTATAAAAAGAAACGCAATAACAAAGCCTCAGTCATCTCCTGGTGTTTTTGTGGGAAATGTACTAGAGGTCCCAGACTATAAAGGTGGTGCGTTTGAGATATCAAAGATATTGAACCAAGCGAAAACTTCTAAATTTGCAAATGCAGACGCAAAAAAAATAACAGGACAGGAAAACTACCCAAGAAGCAACAAAAAAAGGATCCTAAAGATAATAACGATGCCAGTCCCAGTTAATATTGAAGTAACTTATGAAATAACAATAAGAACAGACTTTCAACAACAAATTAATGATTTAATATTTCCATTTATAACATCCCCAGGGACAGTTAGGGCGGTATTGTTACGCTCAGGAGATCACAAATATGAAGGTTTTTTCGATAATCAATATCAGTCGCAAGACAATCTTACTTCTTTTGAAAATGAAGAGAGAAAATTTGAAACAAAAATATCTCTTAGGGTTGTGGGGTATTTGGTGGGACATGACACCTCCAGAAAGAGACCGTACGTAACAGTGCGAGAAAATATTGTAGAACTTAAGCTCCCCAGAGAAAGAACAATGCTATCTCCTGAGGAGATGGAAAAATATAATTTATAATTTAAAAATGCCTCTCTTTAGTATATAATAAAACAATCTCATATAATTTACTTTTTGAAAGGAGCGCAAAATGAGCAACAAAAAAGAAGAAACAGAAGAAAGCCCCCAGGAAATTGAAGTGTCTAGTGATGACCATCCAGAGCCAGAGCCACTAAAGACTGATGAGGTCGTGGAGGTGAGTTGGGAACATGCAGAAGACTTGTTCCAATTGAGGACAGCCTTAAAGGGGTCTGAAAAACAGCTATCATGGTATCTTCTAGAATGCGAGAAAAATAAGGCAACATTGTTGTCAAGAATTAACGAGCTTGAGTCTGCAATCTACGTAAGGGCAAACTCCTTACGAGAAAGTTACAATATCTCTCCAGAAATAACCTACGAATTAAAATTACCCCAGAACGAGGGAGAAAAATCTTATTTCATCAGGAAAGAAGATCAATAGAATACTATTTATCTTTGATAAACATTTAACAACAAGCAGGATAAATTTTACTATGTATACTACAAGTGATATAGGTATAGCAGCCTATTTGCAATTAAAGGGACTAAAACTTAAAGAGTGCAAAAGATTAGAGTCTGGAAAATTTCACTTTTGCTTTGAAGATCCAGAATCGCTATGCCCTTCCTTGTCATTGGAATTTTTAGACTCTGATTTTTGTAAGTTTGATAACAACGTCAGAAATTTGAAGAAAATATTATTCTCTTAAGTGTACAAAAAACTATTTATAGTGTTCGTTTGTTTTAAATCCTTTAAAGCAATTTTTTAATCTCACCTCATAAAAATTTTCTTATTTTTTTTAATAGAATTAATGTATTTTTTGTTGAATAAAAGAAATTTATTCCTCAATTTAAAAGTCAATAATTATAAAAAAAAAAGGAGGAAATAATTTATGGCAATAAACCTAAAATTAAGAGTTTTAAACCTTACATCGGCTAAAAAATATTATTATCAACAAGTCGATAGTGACCAGGGTGACTCGGGCTCGGATTATATATTTGTAGGCTCTGCGGATCTTAGTGGATCTGCAGTCTCGTCAGAGTTTAGTTCAGATCTTCTGAATTCCTACTCATCATATAGTTTGTTTCACAACGCGTCACCAGTGACTTTAAATAGCGCTACGATCTTTTCTGATTTCGATGGTTATGAACAAGGCATTTACGGTCCGAATAGTGGAGGAAACACTCCAGCACCGGTTTCTAGCTCTGTACAACAAACATATTTTTTAAATATTACGCACCCTGAGACACACGCTTCCGCATCAAACTGGCAGGGAACCTGGACTCATTACGACTCCGGAGATAATCTTTTAGACGTTTCGGGACCAAGTACTGATGATTTTACAGTCACTTTTCCTGGTTCTACAAATAGCGAGATAAAGATGGTGTTCGGTGAAAAAGTTGGAGACTCATCCGGTAACGAATGGACTACTTCTACCATACCAACATTAACTTGGACTTCTAGTAATAGCAGTGTAAAGAATATAGGTATTGATAGTGTAACTTATAGCACGACTACTTCAACTGATGATACCGTTACTATAGGTGTGTCTTACGACGGAAATGTTGAAGATGGTGATACAGTAAGTTTTACTTTGTCTTACGGGAGTGTTTATGATCAGTATGGTAACCAGGCGTCATCGCCTAGTTACAGTAACTTTTCAAGTGGGGATCTAACCTGGCCAGCCACTGGAGGATCTGGAAGATCTTATTTTAATAGAACTTTCAATGTCTACAATGATGATTCCAGTACCGCTCACTTTTATATACAAGTTGATGAAGGTGAGGGTGAAGATGGAAGTTCGTGGAAATATATCGATGGCGTCGCTGCCGGTGCAACTGGTAGTGTTGTTCTTAGTAGTATATTCCACAATGATGACAACTACGGAGGCTATGGCTCATCGAAGTACCTCGCCGCGGCAGCATCATCCGCTTCAATTTCCGGTCAATACTGGAACCCTTCCAGTGAATTTGGGTATGGAAGTTATGCACAGGTTCAATTTGATGGATCGTATGGATTTGCTTTGAGCGATGAAATGCGGCGCTTAGACATAACTTACAATGGAGGTTATGATTCAAGTGGCGGAAGTTTCTCATCATGGTCAGCATTTGATGTGTCTGATAATGAAATAGATACAACCACTAGTACACCGACAGTTACACTTGTTAACTCTTCGGGAACTGGAACGGTTACGATAGACTACGAAGAGAGAATGTGGGCCTCAGATAGCTATTCGCCATCGAGCTTCTCTGACCTAAGAGATGTGGTGATGTCTGACTTCAGTCAGATTACAGCATATCGAATTGACGGTAGTAATAATTACGGATCTTCTCCACTTACTGGTAGCTTATCTGTTGCTAGCGCTAGTTTTTCATATCAAACTTCAGATGATTCCGGAGCCCTAGCAGTATACGGAACGGATAATACTGGAAATTACTCAGGCGCAACAGGTTGGTGGTACCCAGTTTATCTAGATGTCGCCGACGCCGGCGGCGCTGGAAGTTCTCACGAACATACGTTTAGTGAGTATAGTGGGGTAACTTTTCACATGCCAGATGGGACTATGAATCATGGTTCTAGTACAAAACCATCTGGATATACCATTTACGAAGATCAGTTGCAAATAACTTTCACATACTCAGGGACACCTACAGCCGATGATTGGCTTTCTATTTCTGGTTTAAGCAACGGACTTTTTGATCCACGGCTTAATAAAGCAAATTTTTCAGTTGGAGATGGCTCAACAGCAACACCAAAGTTTCAGGATGAATCTTCTTCTACTGACGAAGCATCAGAATCAATAGGTTCATCAGGAGGAAGTGTATCTATTTCAGGGGCTAGCCTTACGGTGCCCGCATCGGCGTTATCTTCAGACCAAACAATAGGTTTGAACAAGACTGCTGATGCAGATGCTGCACATCAGGGAATAATGGCTGCAGCCGGAAATCCTGATATGTCTCAGTATTCACCAGTAATCACTGCGACACCTCATGGTCAGAACTTTGATCAGGCAGTAACCATTCAGTTTGATTTAACGGGAACAGCAGCAGGATCATGTCCTGCAAATCTCAAAATTTACAAGAGAGCAGCAGCTTCAGGCCCATGGTATGAATTGCCTCAAGAATTTTGGAGTTGTTCCGGAGGAACAGTTACGATCAGTACAACCAGTTTTAGTCAATACCAAGCCGTAGGAGGATCTAACATGGCAATTACAAAACTAAATAATAGACAGTTAGAAAAGTTTAAATCAGTAAACAAAGCATTGGCGAAAGCTGTGGACCTTTCAGGTTCTGCAAATCTTTCGGGCGATGTGTTAACCGGGGATGAGATGTTAATTCAGCGCAGTGGACAGGCAGCAAAGGCTGTAACCGTTGACGCATTGCAGAATTTCTTCTCAAGCGTAGACGTTGAGGCAGTAGATGGAAACAGTGAAGACTATCAACTTGTTTTTACTCACTCAACCGGCTCTGGAAAATTAGCAACAGACGTTGATGGGGTTAAATGGAATCCACAAAGCGATACTCTTACAGCGACCAAGCTCGGAGCTTTTGAGGCCGCTGGTGCAATTAACTTTGCTAGCCAGGCTATGACCAGTGTCAACATCGACAGCGGTGACATTTCAGGAACTGACGTTGATGTCTCTGGTCAAACACTCACACTTGACAATGACCAGATCTCTGGTGACAAGGTTGAGGGTGGTACAATTGCTGAAATCACAATAACAGACCTAACTTTGGGTGACGTTTCTGGCTCTGGTGCAGCCCAGTTCGAAGGCCCACTAACAGTAAATGGCAATATTCTTCCTTCAAGCGATGATGTGTCTGACTTGGGTTCATCTAGCAAGCAGTTCAGGAACCTTCACCTTGACGGCACTGCCAACATTGATGCTTTGGTCGCTCTCACTGCTGACATTGACGGCGGTACTATCGATGGTGTAACAATTGCTACTTCTGACGTTGATGTTTCAGGCCAGACCCTTACGCTTGACGCAGGTCAGGTCGGTGCAGACAAAGTTGGAGCAGGAACGTTCGACGCTGGAACTTATAGCTTTGCTGGATCCACAATCTCAGCATTGCCACAATTAACTGCATCTCACGCAAGAATCACCAACTTGGACGTTGTTACTCTCAACTCTGTTGTGCAAACTGAGGAGACTTTAGAGATTGCAGACAAGGTAATCATTGCTGCTGCTGGAGCAAACGATGCAGGCGCCGACGGTGCAGCCATACAGTTTGGTGGCTCTGCCGCCAGTGACGATGTCGCTTCGATTGCCTATAGTGACAGTCTCAACAGTGGCGCAGGCGGATTTGACCTATCACTTGATAGTTCTGTTTTCGTATCATTGCACGACGCTGGAATTATACCAGACGCTGACGACGAAATGGCCCTAGGTAGCGGCACGAAGCGCTATTCTGAAGCACACATTGCCGAAGCTCACATTGATCAGTTGGGTCAAGCACTTGATGCTAATAGCGTGATAATCTCAAACGCCAACATCGACAGCGGTACTATCGATGGTGTAACAATTGCAACCTCTGATATCACCGTAGGGGCAACCAAAGAACTTGATGTTTCCGCTGGTACCCTAACCCTTGCAGCCGACCAGATCTCTGGTGACAAGGTTGAGGGTGGTACGATTGACGCAATCACCATCACCGCACTGCAAGGAGCAACGGTCTCTGGTTCGTCCACGGCTCAGTTTGGCGGAAACGTGACCTCGGCTGGAGACTTCCTTCCTTCAAGTGATAATGCCTCTGACCTCGGTGCTGCAGCCAAGCGTTACGCTCAAGCACACGTTGTTGAAGCTCACATTGATCAGCTTGGTCAGGCACTTGATGCTAATAGTCAGATAATCACAGATATCAACATCGACAGCGGTAACATCGATGGTGTAACAGTTGCCACTTCCGACGTTGACATGACTGGTCAGACTTTGACTCTTGATGATGACGCGATCTCTGGCGATAAGGTTGAAGGCGGCACAATTGACGGAATCACGATAACCGCTTTGTCTGCTGGAACAGTATCTGGCTCCGGCGCTGCAACCTTTGCATCATCATTAACAGTACAAGGTGATATTTTTCCTTTGGACAATTATGCTGCTGTTAACCTCGGTGCATCTGGACGGCAATTCAACGATCTTTACATTAATGGTGTTGCTCACCTTGATGCTGTAGATGCTAGTGACTTCGCCAGCGCCACCGCGGATATCGACGTCACCGGCGACGGTATCGATGATTTCATTGTCTTCAAAGATGCAACCGATGATCAATTAAAGGTTCAGAGTTTGAACGCTTTTCTGCAGTCACTGAAGGGCGATGGTCTTCAAATTGGAAATGACGGTCTTATCACCGTCGACCCAGTTGTCTCAACCTTCTCAGGTTCCCTTGCGCTACAGAACACTCATGGCGCCTACGTGAGTGCTTCTTTGGCAGAAGAGCCTGTTGTGGACTCTCTTCAGGTTTACTTGAATGGTATGCTTCAGACTAAGTATGCGGCTTCTGGTCTAGGTGCTAGCACTTGGGACTATAAACTAGAAGACGGCTCCGGAACAAACCAGATGGTTGTTTTTGGAATCGAGCCAGAAGAAGACGACGCGATTGTAATACACTACGTCAAAAAATAATTAACCTACCATTAAATCCTACCTCAGCCCGCCTTTTTGGCGGGCTTTTCTTTTTCTTATTTCCTTTGCGAAAAGGTAAAACTATTTATTAAGTAAAATAATAATTATTTTGTCCCTCACAAGGAGATATTAAGAATGGCAACAAGAAAATTTAGATTTGTTTCCCCTGGAGTTTTCCTGAAGGAAATTGACTTATCCCAATTACCGGGCCAAGCCCCAGGTATCGGCCCTGTCCTCATCGGTAGAACCAGGCAAGGCCCAGCGATGAAACCTTATAAAGTAAAAGATTTAGAAGAATTCCAAAGAGTTTTTGGTGTTCCCATGCCTGGTAATGAAGGTTTGGATCCTTGGAGAGACGGCACACACCTTTTAGCAGAGTCGTACGTTCCTTATGCCGCACGAGCACACTTTTTAGCAGGTGAAGATACACCTGTTACTGTTGTTCGTCTTGCGGGAATAACAGGCGATAATGCAATAGCTGATTCGGACGCTGAGCCTGGGTGGATTGTAGACAACGCGTATGGTCTGTTTGTTATGTCGTACGACAGTGGCAGCAGTATCGCCCCAACTGCTTCGCTTGCAGCAGTATTCTATGCTGCAGAGTCTGCCGAAAAGTTCTCAATCAATCTCGTAGGTACCCCAATCAAGCCAAACGGACCACCGTCTCGGTCGGACGACCGCATAGTCATGGGCCATGGCTCAGCATCATATTTCAATAATTCAGATAGGCTAACAATACAATTGTCTTCCAGCGCAGGCCTGACTAGACAAGTACACACTTTATTGTCAGAAATTAGACAAGATTTTAATACTAATCCTGTGATGACTAATAATAGAATTATGTCACCTCCTGCCAGTTCTATGGCATCAAAATATTGGCTTGGGGAGTCATTTGAATCAGTCCAAAGAAAGCTTGATGCATCAGTCACATCAGCTACAGCATATAAAGCTGCGATGATATTGCCACTCAAGGATGGAATGGATGATTTTCGAGGAGCCAAACATGAGCTAATCTCGGCCCGAACCGGGTGGGTAATAGCGCAAGATACTGATAGCAATGTTAAAGATTTCGACGCTTTAAAGTCTGAGAAGTTATTCAGATTTATAGCTCTACATGAAGGCACAGAAGCTAGCAGGAATATAATGGTATCTATCGAAGACATCAGGATCCCCCGCGAAGGCGCCTTCGATCCATATGGAACCTTTAGTGTCGTAGTTAAGAGAATAATATACGGCACAGGAAGGCTAGAAGAGCTAGAAAGATTTGATAATTGTAGCCTAGATCCTTCATCTGATAATTTCATTTCGAGACAAATCGGTGATCAATATCTGGAGTGGTCTTCAACTGAAAAGAGAAATAGGGTCAGAGAGTCTAACTTAAATATATCAGAGTATATTAGAGTAGAACTAGACTCGTCGGTTAGAGATTCAGGCCCAAGTTCTCCAGGTCTAGTGCCCTTTGGTTTCTTAGGTCCAGTTAGACCTAAAACAACTAAGGTTGCTATGAGTGGAAGCACCGGTAACAATACAATTGGTGACTCATGGGTCACAGGAGCAATTACTATAAATACCGGCTCTTTTGGCGGACAAAACATGAAGATACAGTGGCCTGACTTTCCTTTGGTTAATTCTGCCTCTGCAGAAGATGATTTTTTCATGGGAGCCACACCATTTTTACAACAATACAAGACAGGATCAGCGTATGGACAAAGAGAGCAGACATCAGAAATGAACCCCGGCTATGTTGATTTGGTTAGGAGACTTGGGACCTTGACGAATCTCACAAGAGATCAAGATGACGGCACGGCCGACGGCACGTATTCTCAGCACTCTTTTGCATTTAGTCTAGACGATGTTGTCCTGAAGCTAGTCGAAGATTCAGAGCTTAATTCTGTGCTATCCATAACAAGACCCACGGATATATCAGAGGCGTATTATGAACCAGGTTCAAAAAACAAGTCAACCCCAACCTCAAGCGTATCATCCGCAGAGTCGGCAGGCGCATCCTTCGCCGCCTTGGCTGCTAGAGTCGCCTCAGGGTCCCATCAGTTGCGGCCATTGCTTGATGTTGTGAAAGGGTTTCATATGCCTCTTGTTGGGGGATCAGATGGGCTTAATATAATTGAAGCTAACGCATTCAACAACAATGTAACAAAAAATGCGTCCACCCGAACATCGTACGCTTACGCCTCTATCAATAGAGCCATAGACCTTATCAGTGATCCAGAGGTAGTAGAACACAATCTTGCCGCCATGCCTGGTATAACAAACGAGTCTTTAACCGGCAAGCTTGTAAAAACGTGTGAATCACGCGCAGACACTTTAGCGATTATTGACCTGCCGGATGTTTATGTGCCGCCATCTGAAAATTCTTGCACTGACTTTAGAGATAGAACAGACGGTACAGATCCCGAGCGCTCTGCCAACAACCTTGTTCGCAGGCAGATAAACTCCTCTTACGGAACTACATATTACCCATGGGTAAAGATAAGAGATAATCTGAATTCTCGTGACGTCTGGGTTCCACCTTCTGTTGTTGCCCTAGGAGCTATGGCATACACAGAAAGAACGGCAGAAGTTTGGTTTGCGCCCGCCGGCTTCAACCGCGGTGGCTTAAATCAGGGCACGGCCGGAGTCCCGGTCTTGCAAGTATCAGAGCACTTGATGTCTAAAGATAGAGATACGCTATATGAGGCCAATATTAACCCAATAGCTTCTTTTGTTTCGGAAGGTATTGTAATTTTTGGCCAGAAAACTTTACAATCAACAAAATCAGCACTTGACCGTATTAATGTGAGAAGATTGATGATCTTTATTAAGAAAGAAGTGTCAAGAATATGCAATACGTTGCTTTTTGAACAAAATGTTCAAGCAACTTGGAGTAGATTTACTAGTCGTGTAGTGCCTTTCCTTGAAAGCGTTAAGGTAAGGTTCGGGTTGTCTGATTTTAAGGTTGTGTTAGATGACACAACTACAACACCAGATCTTGTAGATAGGAACATAATGTACGCAAAGATATTTTTAAAGCCTGCAAGGGCAATAGAATTCATCGCGGTGGACTTTATCATAACAAACACTGGTGCTGAGTTTGATGATTAACGAAAAAATGAAATCATCAAGGTAAAACTTTTAATTTAATACCTATGTATTATAAGGAGATATGTAATCATGAGTGGAAACACATTTTGGAACGATGCAAAACTTGAGCCAAAAAGAAAGTTTAGGTGGATGCTCTATTTTGCAGGAGCACCACAGTTTATAATAAAGTCAGTTACGAAGCCTTCATTTCAGGTTCAAAGCACTAACCATCAGTTTCTGCAGCACACTTTTCATTTTCCTGGAAGAGTTACCTGGCAAGATGTTAACCTTACGTTGGTAGACCCAGTCAATCCTGATGCAACCCAGGCTCTTTATAATATTCTTAAGAATTCTGGCTATATTCTACCTCCTGACGTTATAGGACAAGCAGATGCGGGGTATAAAACCATTTCAAAGCAAAAAATGGTCGGATCCTTAGGGGAATTTAAAATTCAGCAAATTAATGCAGAAGGTAAAGCCTCAAACCAGGTTATAGAAACTTGGATTTTGAATAATCCTCAAATTACTTCAGTTAATTTTGACGGGCTTGACTACTCTTCTGACGAAGCACTGAATATTCAAATTGGCGTAAAATATGACTGGGCAGTTTTGAACCCTGACGGAGATCGTGATATATCAGGGTGGAACTTGTTTACACCAGAAACAACAACTTAAAAGCTTTATTTTTTATAAAAATAATGTTAAAATAGAAAAGTCTAAAAAAAAGAAAGAGAGATTTTTATGTCTAGAAACTCTAATAAACTTAGAGGAAACGAGAACCCTAACTATAATGGTGGTGAAGGTGGTTCAAAAAATCAGCCACCGACTGCAGATCCAAAACCACCGCCGCGCCAACAAAACGTCACAAAAGAAAATCCATTTGGACTATCTTTTGTGGTTCCTACGGAGTACGTAAGTCTCCCTTCAGAGGCAAGATACTATGCAGAGGGTAGTTCTCTGTTTCAGAAGAGTAAAATAGAAATAAGGCATATGACAGCAAAAGACGAGGATGTCTTATCCTCCGGCGCTGGAGAGTCTGGTGCCAATAGTGTATTTAACAAATTGTTGAGAAGCTTACTTGTAGATAAAGAAATAAATCCTGAAGATTTTTTAGAAGAAGACAAAATGGCGGTTTTGTTGACTGCTCGCGTTACAGGTTACGGACCTCATTATACTACAAAAGTTTTCTGTCAAAATTGTAATGATCAAACAGTCCATAAGTTTGATTTATCGAAAAAAACAACTAATAAGCCAAAAAAAGAAATAGTATTAACAACAGAAATAGAGGCAGAAGATTCAGAAGAAAACAAAGATGTAATATATTTTAACCCCCAAACAAACAGTTTTGTTTGCACCTTGCCTGTTTCTGATATACGGTTAGAATTAATTAATTTGACAAGAGATATTATGGATAATATTGAAAAAGAGAGAAGACAAAAAAACAAACACAATCTTAATTTTAATTACACCCTTTCGTACTTGGAGAATATTATAATGACTGCAAACGGGGTTTCAGACCCCAATCTCATAAGGCAATTGCTGCAAGTTCTGCCCGCTGCAGATGCATCCTATCTTAAAGACTTTTATAACGACTGTTATCCAAATATGTCAACCATGCAAGAGGTCACCTGTAGTGAGTGTGGTACCACCTCTGAAAGAGAGGCGCCCCTTTCGTGGGCGTTGTTTCGAACTGACTTATAAAGAATACCAAAAAATGGCATACGAGGAGATATTCTACCTGATGAAAGAGAATAATTTTTCTTTTACAGAAGCCTACAATCTTCCAGTAGGGCTAAGAAAATGGTTTGTAAAGAAAACTAGAGAATACAATAACCCACAAGAAGACGAATAGCACAAGTTATAGTCATAAATTTTTAAATTTTCTATTTATGTACAGGGGAAGATTTAAAATGGATCTAGCACTATGAATAATGCGAATAGAATAAGGGAGCTTACCAATCGGATAAAACAGCTTGAGAAAAAGCTCAACGATCTTGAAACTAAATCTTATTTGGATGTAGAAGAATACGGCGCCAACGACGCTATGTTGTCTTTCCGAAAAGATCTAAAAAGTATCGACGATGCATTATCTGGAGTACTAACGCGTGGTGCACTATTTGCAAAAGGTGGAAAGCTCGAAGCAAGCCTGAACAATGCTAGTCAATTAACGAACAAACTTTTGGGCTCTACAAAGCCTGCAGTAAAGGCATTTGAGGCTTTAACTATGGGAATGCAGTCCTTCGGCCAAATCGCCGAAACTGATATAGGAGGCATTTCCAACTATTCTGACAAAATGATCGCCCTGGCATCAACATTAAAAGAGATGGGGTTAAGCTATTCTGACTTTATAAAGAACCAGGAACTTGCAACCTATACTTTAGACATGAATGCTAACCAAGTCGCCCGCTTGAATCAAGGGTTGGTCGACTTTGCGAAAGAGGTAAAGATGCTGCCAAGTGTAGTTTCTCAAAACTTCCAGCTTGTCGCTAAAGCCATGGCATACAATGCACCAATGATTCAAAACGAATTTCAAAAAATTCAAAAACTTTCAGCACAAACAGGAGTGTCAGTCGGTTCACTAATGAGCGGTTTCGGCCAAAATCTGGACACCTTGTCTGGCGCCTCATCTTTTGCAGGTAAATTTAATGCTATAATGGGAAGAGTGGTGTTTAGCCCCAATGAGGTTTTGATGATGTCAGAAAGTGAAAGAATGATGGCTGTTCGAAATGCAATACAGACTCATCCAATATATAGTGAGATTAAAGCCGGCGGTAAGTTGGGTGTTTTCGCACTTGACACTATCCGCGGCCTGACGGGCTATGATAGAGAGACAGCCCGACGTTTTATATTATATGGCGAGGCTGGCACAGCAGGCCAAGGGCCAAGAGGCGACTCAATGAAGGGGCAAATAGGAAAGAAAACTGGTCAGCTTTTTGATACTGCAACTGCTGCAGGGGTTCAAGACGGCTTAGTTCAATTGGGAACAGGTATCACAACCCTCGTGCAACAAATTAAAGCAAATTCTGACTTTTTGGCAACTAACGCTCTCGGCGGCCGCCTAGTACAAGCAGGCCTTTTTGAGAGAAGAAACTTTACTTTTGGAGGTGTACTAGACCAGCAAGGGTTGCCAAACCAAGCCGCAATAGATTACGCCAAAGCCGGCTTGGTAATAGATATGGGTACGGGATTTGACACAACACTTTTCGGAGGAGGCCGCAACGCCCCAAGTCAAAATCAAATTGCTCAATCTGTTTTGATGTCGCCTTTTGTTGGCCAAATGCTTCAAACATTGCAGACCTTGCCTGACCGAAGCCGCGGAGTCCTTCAAACGCGCCTTATGGAAATCATCGGAGACCTTACTTCAGGGAACCCTGATATGCCTAGCATTCAAAGAAAAATTGCTCAACTTAGAACAGACGTGGTCGAAGGAGTGGCATTCAGGGACGTAGATAGGAATGTTTCCCCTATAGAGTTCTCTTTTGTAAGAAAAGTTGGCCAAGCAACTAAAAATTTCGGACTTCAAAGAGATCTTTTGAGGTTCTTTAGAGAGAGTGAGGATAACACTCTCGAAGACGCGTCCGCATTAATTGGCACCGACATCAGTACTGACCAGTCGATAATCCCTGGAATGAGCTTTTTCAATGCACTTACGGATACAGAAAAGATAAAAATACGCCAAGATTTGGGCCGCAGTTACGGCGCGAGCGGTCAAAACGCGACCACGAAGCGCGACGAGGCTCGCACGAGAGTGGGTGAAGGCAGAGACGCCGGCACCCCAAATGCCCTACCGACTGGCGGCTCAAACACTCAGCCATTTAATGCGCCACCCGTACCACCGGCCGGCGGCGGCAGTGGTGGTGGCGGGGGCTTTAGCAGTATTAGAACACCACCGGCACCGCCACAGAGTACTCCAGTTTGGGTACCTGCCATGTTCGCATTTTTTAGGTCTGGTGGGTTTAAGATCTCTCTTGACGGGACCGGCAAGATCGGGACATTAAGTGTCGATCAACAGAAGCTGCAAGAACTAGAAGCGGCCCTTGGCGGCTCACCGCTTGGGAGCGTAGTGGTCTAATAAAAGGAGAACATTAAAAAATGACAATACAAAAATGGAAAGACATAACAAAAAGCTACAGCCATGCGGGAGAAATTGTATTCAAGTCCGCAACAGCAATTCAAAAAGCAATAAAATTTCCAGCTTTTATAACCCAGTTTTCTGATAATTATAATGTTGGTTGGGGCGGAAGCCAAGTTTTTGGTAGAATAGATCCAGTAAAAAATTATCAATCTACCTCCAGGCAGATAACACTTGGGTTTGACATTTTATCAGAATCAGAAGAAGATGCAAAAGAAAATTTTGAAAATTTTGAACTTTTGATAACTATGCTATACCCTGTTTATTCCGAAGAACTCGCTTTCGCAAATAAGGCAAGAACTATAAATGCTCCCCCTCTTTGGAGAATAAAATATGCGAATTATATTCACTCCCCAACAAACGATGAAGGTCTTTTGGGTTGCATTCAAGGTCTAACGTTTCAACCTAAATTCGAAGTGGGCCACTACGTAACCCCGCAATATAATTTGTTGCCTATCGCATACTCAGTTTCCCTTCAGTTTCAGCCCTTACATGAAAGTCCAATTGGCTATACTGCAGGTGGACTATTGAATGATTCTTTTCCTTATGGAGCGGGAACAATAAAGGGAGTAACTTAAAAAAATGTTAAATAGAAGATAATTATAATGTATGATTACTGGAAAAAACAAAAAATTATATTAAAAAGGAAAGTAATAAATGTCGTGGGATAAATTTGCATTCAAAGTAATAAATGATGATGGAATCTATAGAGATTTTTTAAATAGAATCGGCGCCGAATCCGTTATGCATCATGAGTTTATACCTTTTGGAGATCCAAGATCTAGACAGTTTTTAGACAACATTACCTACCATCAGCACATGTATGAGGTTGGTGATACACTGAGCAAAATTGCTTATAAATATTATGGAGACCCAAGACTTTGGTACTTAATCGCGTGGTTCAACATAAAACCTACAGATTTTCACTGTAAAATTGGAGATATCATTAAAGTTCCAGTTCCACTGCCGGAAGTTAGAGAGGCATTTTTTAATATGGTGGAGGTTTAATTATGGCAACGAAAAATACAAGACCATACTCTCAGCAAGATATATTACTTCACGATCTAATGCAGTCACTCTCATCTAATGCAACTACCACAGTGAAAAGATCAGATCTCAAAGCGACCCACAAGATTAATTCCGGTAAAAATAAGATAAAAGTATATAAGATAGATCCTGCAACCCACGAGCCTATGTTGATTAATAATATGCTTTCCTTTACACCGAAACAAGCAATCAACGCGTATAAAAATTTTCTAAATATAGAAAATCATAAAATCTCAGCACTAGTTCCAGAAGTGCGCCTGTACCTTGTTGACCCTAGGGACCCTAAAACAGTGATTCCTTTTTACTTTCCAGTTTCAACTGATTATAACATCGAGGATGCCTCTGGTCGCATCACGAACAAGCTTGGAGTCGACGGATCCCAGTCGCCATTTACATCTCAAGCAGCAACTATAGATCAATTTTCAATCACACTAAAGGGAAACAATCTTTTTGAGATAGGTACGAAACAATTAGATGCAAATTTGGTTATAACAGTCGACAATCTTTCGGTTCTTTTTGAGGGTCAGCCACCAGGTTTTGCAGCTTTAGTCGACTTGTTTATGATTAGAAATTCTGCCAGTCGCCAACTCCAAGGCGCCGCCCGGCCTTCTGCGGGAAATGCTCTAAGTTCTGGAACCAGCCTTCAAGTGGTTGCAACATTGAGATATTCCGCAGACAGTCAATCAGGAATATTTTCTGCTGACGAATTAGATGCGATAACTTCATCTATGTTGGTGGTAAATTTGTTTTACGGAGGAGAGCATAACATTTCGATACAAGAGGACGGCTCAGCTAGGATAAGTGTTAGTTATAACGGCTTTTTGGGTTCGACAAAGAACGATCAGAGATTTGATCTTGCAAAGGGGATTAGCTCTTCCGTCGCGGCCGCACGGAACCGGGCGACATTATTGGCTGGCCAAGGAACCAGGGTTTCTACTCCAAAAATCAACACTTCTCAAGCGGCAAAGTCTAAAAAGCCACCACCCGTGCCTGCGGACCAGGTAGATTTTTTTAATAAAAATTTAGTTTTTCAAAAAACAATCGACTCATTGTACAGAAACGATATGGTAAAAGTGCTAGACACCACTACGGGTGAACCAGTGCTGGACACTTACATAAACAAGTCATCGGGCACACCATCTACAAGTCCACAACAGGGCGGCAGCGCTCTGAAGCCGCCAAAGCCACCGCCTAAGAAATACTTAGATGCATTTGGTTTTACAAAAGAAATTGCAGATTATCGAAAAGAAATAATAAATAAAAGAAGATTTGTAAACTATGTTTACTTCGGCGATTTCGTCGGCGCAGCCATGGCTTCCGTTCAGGAAATAGGAGAATTAAAGTCTAAAGCTATTACCACCGCAATCAATACACTCAAAAGTACGAAACCTCGAACGGCCGAACAGAATTCTGAATTAGAAGCACTTGAACTGGCGAAGACACAATACCCAGAAATGCTAGCCTCTCTAACACAGAAGTATATTTTAACTGCAAATATTAATCTTACACTGATGGAGGGCGCCAAAACGGAATTGGTAAACATTGCAGATATTCCAATTTCTATAAGCCAGATTTGTACGACTTTTTACAGAGAAGTGAACAATCAACGTTCAACTGAATATGACTTGTCTGAGCTTATCAATAAGTTTTGTTTAGCAGTCATCAACAACGCGTTACACGGCAGATCCGGAATTAATCTTTTGGAAACATCTTCGGTAAAACTTATTCAGACTCAGGGCCCAACAATTTCTTCTAAATCTTCGTCAGTAAACACCCAGCACATCAAAAGAAACAAGGCTTCCATAAAAAATAATATGACTTATTACATCTTTTGTCAGAGTGCCAGTGTAAGATCTAATTCTCTCGGCGCCGGCACGATGAAGGCTGATGTAAGAAAGGGAATTTTACACCTCAATCTTTCTCAGGACAGGGGTTTAGTTAAGTCCATAAACTTTTCACAAATCCCTATATCTGGCAAAAAAGAGTACCACGTCGCAAAGGACGGGGACCTTTTTGACGAGTTGAGATTACCGACAAATGCAACAGTAGAGATGTATGGAAATAATCTGTTTTATCCAGGAATGAATGTTTTTATTAATCCTTCTTCTATCGGCTTTGGAGACCCCAGAGATTTGGACTCTCCCGCAACGCGTCTTGGCATCGGGGGTTACTATACGATCCTGACGGTTGCCCACTCTTTCTCTTCTAACGGAACCTTAAATACAAGCTTGAATTGTGCCTATTTCGGGCCGGCCGCAAAGAAGGGCAAAGGAATAAACTCAGCCAGCGCCAAAGCTGCCGATGCCCGCGCCGCAGCAACCATGTCCCGAGCAGCCGCGACAATTGGGGCGCAACCATGACAAATACTCCTCTTCGCGGTGGCCAGACAGGAAACATTTCACAGGAATACACAGAGCGTTCAAGGTATCAGGACCTAGTATCAGAGTACTCTGGTGATTACCCTCTTTTGGATACTGTGCGTTCGAGACGACTGTATGGATTTCTCGATGAAAATTACCACACAGTTCAACCAAACGCGTCTCTTGAAGACGAGCATGTAATTATGTTTGGAGATTATGCTGCAGCAGTTCAAGGCATAAACTTTGTTGTAGAAATGTTCAATGAATTTAGAGACTATTATTTAGATTTGATGGATAAAACAGGACTAACACTTCCGCAAGATATTTCTTTAATGATCCCGTCCAGATGCTTTGAGGATCTAGATAATGATTTTGAAGATTATGAGACATTTGTAGGGGGCGAGGTCTTATCATACGTGCTGGAAAGAAACCCTCCAGTTACTCCAGACTTATTGAATTTCAGTGACTTTTTGGAAGAAGTTAAAAATTTTATGTTTTCAGAAGATTTTTCAACCTTCTCGGGCATACACACTATGACTAAATCTGGATTTTTAATATCTAATCGGTCGTCTGTTCATCACACAGGGCTGTATATAGACCTAGCACAAACATTAGACGTACAGATTGATGAAAAAAAACAAGAATTTCTAGAAAACAAAGATTTTAAGTGCTATATTGAGAAGGCATGGGAATATGGATTTTTTGTAGACAGCAATTGCCCATGGAGGTTAATTTTAAATTTGGATTCTAGAAAAGTAAAAGAAAACATATTAAACATAGAACAGACAGACAGAACATTACTGCAATTTCATGATTTTTATTCTGATCAAAAATTAATAAAAGTTGGCCTGGGAGATTATTGGCAAATTAAAGAGTTTTTGCAAAGAATATATCTAGATTATGCAGAAGAGGTGAGAAATCAAAATTTAGATCCCGAAACAGAAGAAGAATCCAGAAGGTTAGACCTCAACAATATACTTAGAATGGTACCAGAATCTCAATGGATTGAATTTTATGTTTTATGTAGGCTTAGGGAGATAGGCATGTACAATTCTCAAGATTATAACCTGCCGCAAGATCCAAATAATCTAACAAGAGCGCAAAAGCTGGTAAGAGACTTGACAAATGGGGCTGTAACAAGGTATAATAGGGAAGTAACATTTGATTTTACAAATCCTGGAGAGGGAAACTTATTTGGCCTCAATGGCCCATGCGGCGCTTTAGGATTTATTGAATCTAGGTGTTGTAGGTTTTTAAAAGACATTATAATAAAAGCACAGATATCTTACAACGAAAACGAAAGAAACAGAACTGACACAAATGTGTCAATATCTGGAACAAACTATGTTAATATTACAAGCCCTTGATATAGAAAACTTTTGCCAAGGAATATATGATGGAAACAGCCTAAAACTAGAGCCTCAATCTTTACCATCGACCGGCGGCAAGGCTTTTGCATGGAAGCATACTCCCTTGTTTAAAGATGACGAGAACTATACATATCTTTTTGTTGCATTAGGAGACAGATCTCTGTCTGACTATAGCAGTAATACAGATTTTTTCAAAAAATCACACAACACTTTGCAGGCTCAAAGAAAAGCAATGTCACAAGCAAAAATCGAGATAGAAGATTTTTGTTTTTTTGATGCGCTACCAAAACATCAATTAATGAACTGGCTCTCAGTTAGGCACGAGGCATTACACAATTTATGTAATGGTTTTCGAAAGCCTGATTGTTATGATATTCTTCATAAAGGCCATGTTTTAACAGAAAATATATCTAAGCAAAAAGTAAGTTTTGCAGGACAAACCCGGCACATCAAATATAATATTTTTGGGTCAGCAACCGGCCGGTTGACAACAAAAAAAGATTCTGTCCCAATTCTGACAATGAAGAAAGAAGACCGGTCGCTTTTAAAGCCGACAAACGGAGCATTTGTTGAAATAGATATGAACGCAGCAGAGGTCAGAACATTGATGGCCCTCGGTGGCCACGACCTGCCAAAGGGAGATATACATCAACACCTTCAAAATGAGATTTTCCCTTCTACCGCCATGTCACGTTCAAGTTTTAAGGAAAAACTTTTTGCCTGGTTATACAATCCGAGTTCAGTTAACCGAAACTTTGATTCTTACTTTTCCCGCGACACTTTTAAGAACTTTTTCGATGAAAATACAAGCATTTTAACAACCCCGTTCGGCCGCAGACTGTTGGTGCCAGAGAGAAAAGCTCAAAATTATCTTTTGCAGTCTACGACTTCAGATCTGGTTATTGAAAACGCTTACAAAATACAGAAAATATTAGAAGGCAAAAAAACAAAAATAGCCTTTACTCTTCATGACTCTATAGTCCTTGACATGCCTAGAGAAGAAGCTAAAGAGTTAAAAGAAATTAAGTCTTTTTTCGAGAAAACAAGGCTTGGCATATTTTCTAGCACTTGTAAAATTGGCAAAGATTTTGGAAACTTAAAGGAGATAAAAATTTGAAAAACATATTAGGTATTGGCGCCTGCGGCACAAATGTCGTAAAGCAGCTATCAGAATATCCCCAATACAGTGCATATTATATAAATAACAAAGAAAAGAAAACAACAAAGTACAGATTTTCTTTACCACTTCTTGAATCTCCAGAAGATTATGAAAACATGGATATGTCTAAGCTTCATCGTTGGGCATCAAAGATTAAAAATAATTGTACAGTATTTTTAACGGGTGCAAATGATTCATCAGCGATAGCTTTGAGATTTCTTGAAAAATTACACCAAGCCGGGGTAAAAATTAATATAGTCTACTTTTTGCCGGAAGTTGAGGTTTTATCAGAAAACAAATTTTTGCACGAAAGGTCATGCAGAGGTATATTGCAGCAGTTCGCACGCTCAGGCCTTTTTCAGAATATGACGCTAGTTTCAAACTTAAGTCTTGAGAGCATGGCGGGTCCAACAAATGTATACGAATATTACAGTCAAATCAACAACGTTTTTACAAGTAGCTATTACATGATAGATGTTTTTAAAAATTCAAATCCAATCGCCTCCACTTTCAAAGGTCAGAAAGAATCTTGTAGGATTGCAACAATAGGTCTAGGTTCCCTACAGGAAGAAGAAGGTGATAAATTGTTTTTTCCCCTTGAAAATACAGTAGAGATAGTGTATTATTACTGTATAAACGAAGAAAAATTAAGAACAGAAGAAAACCTATTCAGACAAATAGCAAATAAGGTAAAAAGTAAAATAACAGAAAATGTCAAAGCTAGTTTTGGCATATTCCCAACCCAATACGAGAATGATTATGTATATACAGAATATTATACACCAAAGGTTCAAGAATGACTAAAAAACAAATCCTAAGAACAATACAAGATGACATTCGCGAAGTATCTCAAGCAAAATGCTTCGGCCTGACATTGACACAAGGTAGGTCTAATCGGTATTTGCCTGACGCGTCACTTTCCTTGCCGGGTAAAACGCTTGATGTTGAGCTTAAGACTTGCAACGCTCTATCTGGCAAGAACCAAGTCTCAACAGCTAGAGGCGTAAACGTTTCCAAACTAAACGAGTGGAGAAAGGTGCACTTATGGGTATTTTCAAAACACGAAAACAATATCCTCACCGGCGAGCACTATGTTTTAACAACTCGGCAGATGGAGGCCTTTTTTAAAACTTGTGAGCAGAAATTAAACAAGGGATCAAAAAAACTCGCCGGTCTAGATGATTGGCGCCAAGCGAAAAACATATTATTAGAATCGGGAATAAATTCTTTAGTTTTGGAAAAGTTAGAGTATGCATTCTCTCACAAGGGCGTAGCTCTCAATGACCCCAAAATACCATGGTCTTATGTAGAGCAGAATGGTACAAAAATTACATCACCCACCGATTTAAGAAAAATAGCAAAAAACGCTTGACTTAATTATCAGAATAAGATATTATATAAACAGTTGGTCGGGAAATTTGCCGACCTGCTATAGCCGAGAGTGTGCAAAAAAACAACAAACCAATAGGAGGTATTAAAAATGGCACTTAATTTAGACGCGATGAAAGCGAAGTTAGATAAACTCAATGGAAAGGGCGACGGAGGAAAGAAAAACTTCTGGAGACCAGAAGAAGGGGAAAACAATGTTCGCATTGTATCTACACCTGATGGTGACCCGTTTAAGGAGAGGTATTTCCATTATGGAATTGGAGGGCAATCTTTTCTTTGTCCAAAGAGGAATTTTGGAGATGACTGTCCAGCATGCAATTTTGCAAATCAATTATGGAATGAGGGGACTGAAGAGAGCAAAAAGCAGGCAAAAGAGATGTTTGCAAAGCAAAGATTTTTCTCACCAGTCTTGGTCCGAGGAGAGGAATCAGAGGGCATCCGCGTTTGGGGATATGGTAAAATGGCCTATGAGAAGCTTTTGACTATTGTTCTTGATCCAGACTATGGAGACATTACGGACCCTGAAACTGGAAACGATCTCAAGCTTATGTATGGCAAGTTGCCTGGGGCAAGTTTTCCCCGAACTGATATTCGACCACGTCCTCGAAAGACTGTTCTCTGCGATGATGCAGTCGGCGGCGACGAACGATGCGCAGAACTTTTAGAGACGATCCCAAACTTTGATGAAATCTTTGAAAGAAAAACAACAGAAGAAGTTCAGTCAATCATGGATCAGCATTTATCAGCCAATACGGGCAATTCAGAGGTAGAAAAGTTCGGAAGTTCCACTGTAGACTCTTCAGTAGATAGTGTCGAGGCCGCGTTTAGCGATCTCCTAAGTCAATAGGGGGCACAATATATGCCTAAAGCTAAAGTAACCAAACTAAAAAAGGGCGCCCTGGATATTGACTCTATTAGGGGTATTATCAATAAAAAAGCAGGTAGAGAAGTCGCACATTCACTTCAGAGTAACAATCCAACAGAAGTAAATGAGTGGATCCCAACTGGTTCGAAGTGGCTCGATGCAATTATCTGTAAAGGTCGACCTGCAGGTATCCCCGTCGGAAAAATATCTGAGATCGCAGGCCTCCCTGGGACTGGAAAGTCGTTCCTTGCGGCACAAATCGCTGGTAACGCTCAAAAGATGGGAATTGATGTCGTGTACTTCGATTCAGAGTCTGCGATTGATCCTTCATTCATGGAACGCGCAGGTTGCGACTTGGAAAGACTCATGTATGTTCAGGCTGCATCTGTCGAGTTTGTACTCGAAACCATCGAAGAATTGCTAGCTACTGGCAATAAATGGCTTTTTATTTGGGACTCTTTGGCGCTAACGCCATCGATTTCCGATGTTGAAGGAGATTTCAATCCCCAGTCCTCTATGGCAGTAAAGCCTAGAATTTTGGCTAAGGGAATGTCTAAGCTAACTATCCCTATCGCTGATGCAAACGCTACCTTTCTGGTCCTGAATCAGTTAAAAACTAACTTAGGAGCAAGAACACCGGCCCAGGCTATGACTGAGCCGTATACCACTCCAGGTGGAAAGGCTATGATCTATGCTTATTCCCTTCGTGTGTGGCTCACTGCAAGAAAAGCTAAGGCCAGCTTCATCGTTGATGACAATGGTTTCCGCATTGGGTCTGAGGTGAAGGTAAAATTGGAAAAGTCTCGTTTCGGGACTCACGGCCGAACCTGTAACTTCAAGATCCTGTGGGGGGATGATGCCGTTGGTGTTCAAGATGAAGAAAGCTGGTTCGATGCAATCCAAATCTCTGAAAGACTTGAACAGTCTGGTGCGTGGTTTACACTAATCCACAATGATGGGTCTAAGGAAAAGTTCCAGCGTAAACAATGGGTCACTAAACTGGAGAGTGAAAAATTCAGAGAAAGTGTCTTGACTATTATTGAAGAAGATGTTATTATGAAGTTCAAGAATAGAGAAGGCAAAGCAGACGACTTTTACGACCCGGACGATGCTCCGGCACCAGAATAGTCACTATGATTGCCCGGCTCTTTGCCGGGCTTTTTACTGGAGAAATTAATGAAAACAATTCAACTATGGGAAAACAGAGGCACAAAATCAGACAAAGTGTGCATTGTCGATGATGAGGATTATATTAAAGTGATAAAGTCAATCAGTCAACGCGCAAAATGGTATGCACACAGGCCACCAGGCGCCACATCGTATTATGCTGTAAGTGGCGACCGCCGCATCTCTGTACACAGAGTGGTAATGGATCCACCCAAAGGAATGGTAGTCGATCACATAAATGGCAACGCACTGGATAACAGAAAGGAAAATTTGCGAGTTTGTACATATTCGCAAAATAGTTGTAATAAAAAAACTAGATCGGATAGTCAATCCGGCTACAAAGGTGTCGCCAAAGCTGGTAACCGTTGGAGAGCGTATATCGCAGACCCCGAAACCCCAGCAACAAAAAAAAGAAATATTGGATTGGGTACCTATGATAGTCCAGAAGAGGCTGCTAAAGCATATGACAAAAAAGCAAAACAGATGTATGGAGAGTTTGCTCACCTAAATTTTCCAGAGGACAAACAATGAAAAGAATGATGATAGTAGACGCGTATAACCAGTTTATCCGCGGATATATAGTAGACCCTAGCAAGAACCCAAACGGCTCTCCTATCGGTGGAATGAGGACGTTTATCAACATCTTGAACAAGCTTACAAGAGAGATAAAGCCTGATCTTATGGTTTTAGTTTGGGATGGTAAAGGTGGAAGCAAAAAGCGCCGTTCCATGAATAAGTCCTATAAAGGTGGCAGAAGGCCCCCTAGGACAAACTGGTCACAAGTGGGTATGGATGAGGCTGATATTGTTGACAACAAAGTTTGGCAACAAATGAGAGTGATTGAATATTTTAACCAAACTCCAGTAATTCAGTTTATGGAGCCTCTAGTAGAGGCAGATGATGTAATCTCTTATGTGAAGAGTAGTTCAATGTTTTCAGAATGGCAAAAAGTAATTGTATCCGCGGACAAAGATTTTATTCAACTTCTTGATGATAAGACCATCTTACATAGGCCTATACAAAAAGAATATCTAAACAAAAACAGTATAGTGGAAAAATTTGGTATTCATCCTCTCAACTTTGCGTTGGCTAGAGCTATTGTAGGAGATTCTTCGGATAACCTTCCAGGTGTCCCTCGTGTTGGCCTGGAAACTGTTTCAAAGCGATTTTCTTTTCTAAAAGAGGAGAAAGCATACTATTTATCTGATGTTATCACTGAATGTGAAAAATCTGAAAACAAGCAAAAAGTGTATACAAATATTTTAGACAATGAGGAGTTAATAGAAAACAATTATGATATTATGCAGTTATCTTCGCCCATGCTATCTATTCAAGCCAAACAAGGGATTGACGATACGTTTGAGCAATATAAGCCCCACTATAATCAAACGGAAATAAGAAAGCTTATGCTCCAAGATGGAGTGCTTACAGTATCTACAACTGATCTGGAACAAAGATTTAACAATATTATTACTTCCTTTTCTTGATAAAACGTGGTAGTATAATCTAAATAAAAGGAAGATTAATGGAACAAGACAAGAGTTTTTCAAAATTTGGCAAGAACTTTCAAGAAGATTTGTGTCATTTAATACTCAACGATCGAAGTTTTGCAGATCAAATCTTTGAAGTTTTAGATTTAAATTTTTTAGAGTTGAAGCACCTCAGGGTTTTCATTGGAAAAGTTAAGGAGTATCGAAAAAAATATGGAGTCCACCCTACATCTAACATTATGCTGTCCATCATACGAACAGGTTTGGATGGGGAAGCAGAATCAGTCAAAGTCAGAATACGAGAATATTATGCGAGAGTGCTCGCGAACGGAGACATACCGGATAGTGCTGATTTTATCAAGGATACTGCGCTGGATTTTTGTAAAAAACAAAAACTTAAAGAAGCGCTTATTAAGTCGGTCGACTTAATTAAGTCTTCCTCCTTTGACGAAGTATCTAAAGTCATAGACAATGCATTGAAACTTGGCTCTGATAACACTTTGGGCTATGACTACTTAGCAGATTTCGAGGCGCGGTTTGTTAAAAAAGCAAGAGACCCTGTAACTACGGGATGGAAAGACATTGACGAAATTGCAAAAGGAGGCTTAGGAAAAGGTGAATTGGGTGTCGTGGTTGCTCCTACTGGCGCAGGTAAGTCTATGGTTTTGGTCCATCTCGGTGCTCAAGCTCTTAAAGAAGGTAAAAATGTCCTCCATTATACTTTGGAGCTTGCTGACACTGTTGTCGCAAATCGTTATGACTCTGCTATTACTGGCGTGGAACTTAAAAACTTAACTATCTTTAAAGAAAAAATATATGATGAGATTAAAGATATACAAGGTAAGCTTATTATAAAAGAATATCCAACCAGAAGTGCAAGTATCCAAACCATTAAAAATCACGTAGAGAAGCTAAAACGGCGAAATTTTAGTCCGGACATGATCATCGTAGACTATGGAGACCTAATTCGACCAGAAAATAGCAGAAAAGATGAGAAAAGGCACCAATTAGAAACTATTTACGAAGAGCTTAGAGGAATAGCTCAAATCTGTGAGTGTCCACTCTGGACAGCGTCGCAAACTAACAGGTCTGGGTTGAATGCTGAAGTGATCACAATGGAATCAATTTCCGAAGCATTCAACAAATGTTTTGTAGCAGATTTTATTTTTACAGTGTCAAGAACTGTAGAAGATAAAAACACAAATCAGGGTCGAATCTTCGTGGCAAAAAACCGCAACGGCCCAGATGGACTGGTGTATCCAATTTTTATGGATACTAGCAATGTTAAGATTAAGGTTTTGCCAAAAACTGGCGAAACGGCGAATGATATTATCCAAAAATCTTCTGCTGAGAGGTTACAGAACCTGAAGGAGAAGTATGCGGTCTTTAAAAGAGAAGGAGGAAAGAAATAAATGGAACTATCAAATGAAATATTATCAGAAATTACGGTGCATATGAAGTATGCAAGGTATCTGCCAGACCTTAAGAGGAGAGAGTCCTGGGATGAATTGGTGACTAGGAACATGAATATGCACATTAAGAAATTTCCAGAACTAGAACTTCAGATAAGGAAAGCATATAAGATGGTATACAGTAAGAAAGTTCTGCCTTCAATGAGATCTATGCAGTTCGGGGGCAAGCCAATTGAAGTCGCGCCGAATCGAATTTTTAATTGCGCGTTTATGCCTGCTGATGATTGGAGATGCTTTGGAGAGGCAATGTTTTTATTGCTCGGTGGAACAGGAGTAGGATACTCGGTACAGAAGCATCACGTTGAGAAATTACCAGAAATAACTAGACCAAACATGAACAGAACTCGAAGGTTCCTAGTCAACGATTCAATCGAGGGTTGGGCAGATGCAGTTAAAACTCTAGTTAACTCTTACTTCAAAGGAGGCTCAAGGCTTCGCTTTGATTACACAGATATACGCCCGAAAGGTGCTGCTCTCATTACTTCTGGAGGCAAGGCCCCAGGACCACAACCACTCCGTGAGTGCCTGGTCAAACTAGAGGGAATGCTCTCGCAGAAGGAAAATGGAGATAAACTAACGCCGATCGAAGTGCACGATATGATCTGTCATATAGCTGACGCTGTGCTGGCAGGCGGTATCCGTAGGGCTGCCCTTATCTCATTGTTCTCGGCTGATGATGAAGATATGATTGCTGCAAAAACCGGTAATTGGTGGGAAACCAATCCGCAACGAGGTAGAGCAAATAACTCTGTGGTACTTTTGCGCCACAAGATTGATAAAGATTATTTTATGAATTTGTGGGATAGAGTTAAAGCATCTGGAGCAGGGGAACCAGGTTTTTATTTTTCAAATGATAAAGATTGGGGCACAAACCCTTGTTGCGAGATTGGTTTACGACCTTATCAGTTTTGTAATTTGACAGAAGTTAATGTATCTAACGTGGAATCTCAAGAAGATCTTAACGAGAGGGTGAAAGCTGCCACATTTATAGGTACACTTCAAGCTAGCTATACAGATTTTCACTACCTTCGTGACATTTGGCGCCGAACAACAGAAAAGGACGCTTTAATTGGAGTGTCGATGACAGGCATCGCGTCCGGCGCGGTTTTGAAGCTAGATATGAAAGCTGCAGCAGTGGAAGTTAAGAATGAGAATGAGAGGGTTGCTGCCCTGTTGGGTATCAACAAGGCGGCCCGAACCACTTGCGTAAAGCCCGCGGGCACCACTTCTCTTACACTGGGCACTTCTTCCGGTATTCACGCGTGGCATAATGATTATTATATTCGAAGAATTAGGGTTGGCAAGAATGAACCTATCTATTCTTATTTGGCGACTAATCATCCGGATCTTGTAGAGGATGAGTATTTCAGCCCGCATACGACTGCTGTAATTTCTATACCACAAAAAGCCCCTGATGGGTCGACCTTAAGAAGTGAATCTGCACTTCAGCTTTTAAAGCGCGTCAAACATGTGACAGACGGTTGGGTTAGGCCCGGTTTCCGCAAGGGCCAAAATACACACAATATTTCTGCAACTGTCTCCATAAAGGAGGCTGAGTGGACTGATGTAGGGGAGTGGATGTGGGAAAACAGAAGCAGTTATAATGGCTTATCTGTCCTGCCTTATGACGGAGGGACATATACCCAGGCTCCGTTTGAAGATTGTTCAAAAGAAACCTATGAAGCGATGATGTCGGCCCTCGGAGACGTAGATCTGACCCTTGTGGTGGAAGAAGAAGATAATACAGACCTCAAAGGGGAACTCGCCTGCGCCGGCGGAGCCTGCGAAGTTAAATTTGTTTAAAATGGGTTGACAAAGCTGGTAAAATATAGTAAAGTTATAACATAACTCAAAAGAAAGGAAATAAATATGAGTTCTAAAAATGAAAATTTGTTGTCTAGAGAAGAACATCTAGCAAATTATATTAAAACTTTTGTGGCCCTCGAAGATGCAATGGAACCCTTCAAAGAGCAGAGAAAAGATCTGAGAGAATCCTACAATGAGAATGGGTGGCTAACAAAAGAAGAGATGAGACTAGCAGTAAAAGCTTATAGGCTTTATAAATCAGAGACAGATATGGACATTCTTGCAGATTATGTAAAAAAGTGCAAGAGGTCTGTAGGAAGGCAGTAGTAAGATGGTTAACCTTACAAGATTGAAGCCAGTAAATCGACATCTTTTAATTTTACCTCACACTAAGAAAAATGAAACTCAATCAGGGGTGGTTTTACCAGAAGACTATCAGCCAGAAAGAGATGAGTTTGTAGAGGCAACTGTCATCGACGTAGCGGAAGACTGCGGAAAACAGTTTTCATCTTTAAGATACGGAACAATTGACTTAGAAAAAAAAATCATAGTTCAAAGATCGATGATTTTGGAAGTAAAAATCTCTGAAAGAACACACTACCTTATTTTGGAAAATTACGTCCTAGGAATCGTCAGGAGAATAAATGAAGATTGATCTTTATGGGGATGGGATAGGCTCTGTTGAGTATGTCGACCACCTTGGAAGTGATCTGACTGTAGTTAACGCAGCAAGAGTCTCCTTTGGGTCGACAAGGTCTTCAATAGAAGAAAGAGACATTAAACTAATAAATTACCTGATGAAACATAAGCACTCATCACCTTTTGAGCATTGTTCTGTTACATTGAGATTCACCGTTCCTTTATTTATTAGGAGCCAGCACCACAGACACAGAACTTGGGCTTATAATGAGATAAGCAGAAGATACACTTCCGTAGACATGAATTTCTATAGTCCTTCTGAATTTAGGACACAACATGAAAATAACAGACAAGCAAGTAAGAGTAAACTGATAAACCCAGTACTGGACTCTTCATATTTGCAAATTGGCTTTGAAACCGCCGCCACCGCTGTTAAATCCCACAACCAAAGAAGTGTTAGTTTATATAATGCTCTTTTAGAATCTGGCGTTTGTAGAGAGCAAGCGCGAGGAGTATTGCCTCAGAATCTTTACACTCAATATTATGGAACAGTTAATTTACACAACCTGCTAAAGTTCATCTCATTAAGAAGCCACGAGGGAGCCCAGTGGGAAATTCAGCAGGTTGCTGCAGCATGTTTGAAAATTACAAAAAAGTTCTTTCCTCACTCTGTTGAGGCATATGAAAGCGGTCTTGAAGCGAGGCCTTCATGAAAAAGAGATTGTTACTATGTTTGTTGTTTGTAGCATGTACTGACTCAACAGTAAGTACGCAACGTGATATGCTACAAACAAGAGTGCTTTCAGAGGATGCTCAGGTAGACACCCACCCTGATGTTACATACATTGATTTTATTTTTCCAGATGCTTACGTAGATCCGTGTCTGACAGCGACGAGTTCAGAAGAAGTCTTTTGTGAGTGCCAACCTCAGTGTTGTCAGGTGCAGCAGTGGTATTGTCCGCCTTCTGGTTTGGGCGTTAATGCGCTAGATGTTGTAGTGAATATTTGCGACGACAGCCACACTCCTTGTGACAGATCTGCGAACTTTAACTGTCCCCCACCAGAGATAATATCTCAAGGAGAATGCCGTTCTATTTTAGAGTGTCCGCCGAACCTAAACAATGATATCACAATCACAGTTAGGTGCGAAATAGAAGGTGTTGAGGGAACACAAAGAATATTGTGTTCAAAAGGAAGCATCGAATACGGAGAATGTATTACATGTGTTCCCTCCGAAGAACGCTGCAATTATAGTGACGATGATTGCGACGGCTTAGTAGACGAAGAGCAGAGAAATATATGTGACGCTTGCGGCCCCGTACCAGAAGAATCATGCAACGATATTGATGACGACTGTGATGGCACCGTTGATGAGGAGTTGATTAGGCCCTGTGAGACTTTGTGCGAAGCGGGACTTGAAAGATGTGAGGCAGGAAACTGGATTTCCTGCACAGCAACACAGCCAGTAGATGAGTTTTGCGACGGTGTCGATAATGACTGCGATAGTCAAGTTGACGAGGCTTTAAACTGTCTTTGCGACGTAGATGACGTTGGAAATTTGCAACCATGCACAGAAAACCCGCTACGTTGTGGGCAGGGATTTAAGATGTGCGACTGCGTAGATGAGAATTGCACAGAACTTAGAATGACCGATTGTTTGGCTTTTTGTCATTATTTCCCTGACGCTCAAGAAGAGTGTGACCCTTTTATCGGCATGCGCTTGGCAAGAGAAGAATGCAACGCTTTTGACGAAGACTGTGATGGCCAGCTAGACGAGCAATTAACCCAAGCATGCTATACAGCAGACCCTGAAACTTTGGGAGTGGGTGTGTGCAGCCCTGGGCAAGTATATTGCAATCTGGGCTCATGGGGGTCGGATAGACAAGGAGTGTTCGCCCCTGGTTTTTGCTCAGGGGAGGTCACACCAAGTCAAGAAATCTGCGACGGAGCAGACAACGACTGCGATGGAGAAGTAGATTTTGGAGAAGAAATCAGAGACACAGATATTCTTTTTGTTGTAGACTGGTCAGGGTCAATGGATGACGAGATCAATGCAGTGCGGATCGCACTGAATCAATTTGCTCAGCAGTTTTCTGCGGAAGATGCATTACACTGGGGGCTCATCATAGGACCAAAAGAATTTGAGGAAGGCTATAATACTCCAGAGTTCTTAGTGAAGGTGAGTGACATATCTCCTTTTGAGGATTTTTTAAACCAGTTTGCTGCCCTCGGCGCTGAGGGTATGGATACAGGAAGTGAGATGTTGAAAGACGCGCTCCTTCTTGCGGTTAGAAATCTCGCCCCAGGTATCCAATATGACATACCTGCAGCGCAATGGATTAGTAATACTGGGTCTTCTCCAGAGAAAGAAAATTTTTCAATTAGCTGGCGCCCGGGCGCCGATCGGATCGTCATTATATTTACAGATGAAGAACCTCAGACATTTTTATCTCCCGGCGTCACAGATCAAATACTAGAGGATGCTCTAAGAAGTAGTGCCAGTCTCAAACTGTATGGCTTTGTTGATGAAGGCGGCGATGGGGATAGCTGGGAAGATATAATACTGGCTGGCCGCGGCCAGCGGTTCAGACTAACATCAGACGCCAATCAGATGTACAATGATCTCATTTCGATCATAGATGAAGCATGCCTTCCACGCGAGCAAGATCGCCAAGCAAGATTCATTTCATTATTTGGTTATGAGGTCGCTTCGTTTATGTCTAATATGGCAAGATATGATCACGAGATAGGCTTGTGCTATTAGAACTGGAGAGGCTAGTAATAGGTAGTTGTGTTGAATCAGCTTTATATGCAGTAGCTTCTGATTCATATTATTTACCATCGACTCAAGCTTCGTCTCTACCCATTTTTTACGAAAAGCTAGAGACAGTCAGGAAGGACTTTGTTTGGTCTAGATTGCAAATCATATTATCTCTGTCTGGTCGGCTGCTCAATTACGAAAACCTAAAAACTGTAAGGGTCAGCGAGGGTACTCTAAAAGTAGCGTCTGAATTAGGAGTGTTTAGCTACGGCTTTGGAGTTTGTGAAGTTTTTGATACAACAGGTTTGCAAATAGAAAATAAAATAGTTAAACAGGTGCCACCAGAGTATCACGTCTATGATGATTTTGAATTATCAAGCCTGGGCGGAAAACACAAATATCTGCAACCGCACACTAGTAGTTTACCGCTAGCTGGTCAGATACATTACTACACATCAAATCGGGTCGATGGAGCAGACTATATAACAGACTGTGTGGCAAAATCGACCCTTTCAGGGGAGCAATTACAAAACGTAGAATATTCGGATTCTATGACTAGATTCTCTGTTATGAGACACTTGACATCCATTGGTGTTCATGGTAATATTATGAAAAGATATAAAAGCGGAAAGTTAAAATATAGGAAACCCAAGGTGGTCCATAGAAAAAGAATAGTGGTCAAAAAAGAGAGGACTCAATATGAGGACTCAGAAAAGGTAAAGTTCCTATCAACAGGTCTGGAGAATATTGTTGACAGATTCACCACCTAAAGGTAGGAACCTAGCAGGAATTATCCCCCTTTCTGGTAGAAAAGATTCGCTTAATCTGCCCTGGCCAGATTATCTTCAGCCGCTTGGCGAAGATTTTTTGGCCTTAGAGAGGTCAGTTCATGAATGTGCCGTTGCTGGTTGCGATAGTATTTGGATCGTTTGCAACGATGATGTGTCGCCAATAGTCAGGAAGCGAATAGGGGATTATGTTATGTCTCCTAGATTTTTTGAGGAAAAAGCATTTGTAAAGAGAAAGGATTATCACGAAAAATGGGTGCCTATATATTACACGCCCATCGCGCAAAAAGACCGCCGGCGTCGCGACTCATTGGGCTGGTCTGCTCTCCACGGAGCGCTGACTGCGTTTTTAATATCAGACAGTATGAGTCAGTGGACTCGCCCAAGCAAGTATTTCGTATCCTTTCCTTATGGAATTTATGATCCCCTATTATCTAGGGAGCATAGATCTATTATTCGCGGACCCGAGTCGTTTTACTTTTCACATAAAGGCTCAACAGTTCGAAGCAATAAATATTTAGGATTCACATTTTTTCCTGAAGATTGGCCAAAATTTAAGTGGAACATAAAAAAGCAGTGCACGGGCGGTGATAGAAGCATTCCACCATCAGAAAGGTGGTCTGGTAAAGATTTTTGTTTGAAAAAAATCTTCAACCTTGAGTCAGTACAAATTGACAATAAGGTTGAAATAGAGCAATATTATGAACTTGAATCTTGGGGTACACTTCGAGAATATTACTCTTCTAATTTAGATATTAAAAAGCCAGGAAAATGGTTTATGAAACCATATATTTTCAAAAGAAAGGACAATGAATAATGAACACAAAACATCTAGAAATGATTTACAATGAGATACCATTCCAAATAAAAGAGATAGTAGGCTTTCCAGACGCTTATATTTTCTTGACAAATGACCAAGAACAATTTATAATGGAACTGTTCGAAAATGAAAGACAGGCAGTAAAGGAAACGCTGCTAGAAACTGTAGATGAAATGAAAGGCTTAATTGATGAACTCTAGAAATGAAAGTTCAATACCATTTGTTGGGCTCCACGCCCACTCTGTCGCCGGCTCGCCATTCGATGCTCTTGGTTATCCACCAGATCATATGGACTTTGCATATGAGAACGGAATGGATGCCCTGGCGCTGACCGATCATGGCAACATGAACGGCCTGGCTTGGCAGGTGTTGCACGCAAAGAAGATGCAAAAAGCTGGCAAAGAATTTAAGCCTATCTTCGGATGTGAGGCATATTTTATCCCATCTGTCAAAAAGTGGAAGAAAGAATATGAAGACATCAAGGCGGCTTCCAAGAAAAAGTCAGAATATGAGGCTGATAATTCCGGAACTACGGTAGAGGATGAGGGAGCTTCGAAGAAGAAGATTAAGTCAATTTTGAACCGCCGGAGACACCTCATTTTGTTGGCCACAAGCCAGACTGGCCTCCAGAATATCTTCAAGATGATCTCGCAATCATACTCAGGAGATAATTTTTATCGATACCCCAGAGTTGATTATGATATGTTGCAAAAGCACAACGAAGGCGTTATCGCTGCTTCGGCTTGCTTGGGCGGCGTGTATGCTGGCAACTATTGGGAAAACCGAGACACGGGCCCTGATGCTATTCTTCACGCGATGAGAGAGACAACACAGAATATGCAAGCAATTTTTGGAGACCGTTGGTATGGTGAGTTACAGTGGAATAACGTACCAGAGCAGCACGAGCTAAACCAATATATTATTCAGATGCATCATGAATTTGGTATTGAACTAATATCAACGGCCGACTCACACTACTATAATGCCGATGTTTGGAAGGATAGGGAACTGTATAAGCGCCTAGGATGGCTGGGCAAAGGCAAGCCAGATTATTTATCTGACGAGCTTCCCCTTTCCGTTGAGGAAGTTGGATACGAACTGTACCCAAAGAATGGAGATCAAATGTTTGAATCGTACAAGAAGTACTCGAAAGAATGCGGAGCAGAATACGATGACAAACTGGTACTCGAATCGATTAAGAGGACGTATCAAATTGCACATGAGAGGATCGAAACGTTCCTTCCGGACAACACAGTTCGCTTGCCCGACTTTGTGGTCCCGGAGGGGTCAACTGCAGGTCAGACCTTGGCTGCCCTTTGTGTGGAAGGCCTACGGTCGCTCGGGTTGGCCAACAAACAGGATTATGTTGATAGGCTTAAACACGAGGTCAATGTTATCGAAGATCGAGGGTTCTCGAAATATTTTCTAACAATGAAGGCTATTGCGGATGTCGCGGTCACTCGTCAGCTTGTTGGCGCAGGTCGAGGCTCTGCTGCTGGTTCACTTGTTGCGTATGTTTTAAATATTACACAAGTTGATCCTATTAAATATGGTCTTCAGTTTGAGAGATTCTTAACTAAGGGCGGGTCAGGATATCCAGATATTGACTATGATGTGTCAGACCCTATGGTCCTAAAGGAAGAGCTTATTGGTGAGTGGGGTGATGATTCTGTTGTGCCAATTACAAACTGGAACACACTACAACTCCGATCTCTGATCAAGGACATCTCAAAATTTTATGGTATTGAATTTACTGAAGTAAACAATGTGACCAGCAAGATGGTTTACGAAGCCACGCCGCTTGCAAAGAAGAAACATGGAATTACAGCAGGCGTGTACGCTCCAACTTTTGAAGAACTGATGGAGTTCTCAGAGTCGTTGCAGAAGTTCTTGGTAAAGTATCCGCGTATCAAGACTCACATCGAGAAGCTGTATGGTCAGACGCGTTCTGCCTCTCGTCACGCAGGTGGTGTTGTTGTAGGTGAAAACCTGGATCAGTGGATGCCTCTAATCAACTCAGGAGGAGTTAGACAAACACCATGGTCCGAGGGCCAGAACGTGCGTCATCTTGAGCCCATGGGCTTTATCAAGTTTGATATCTTGGGTCTTGCTTCATTGCGGATGCTTGAAGGTGCCATTGAACGTATTCTTCGCCGTCACCACGGAGTGGCCAACCCAACATTCGCAGACATCAAAGAATACTACGATAAAAATTTACATCCAGAGGTGATAAACCTAAAGGATAAGGCTGTTTGGCAAAACATATTCCACAAGGGAAAGTGGGCAGGTATCTTCCAGTTTACAGAAACCGGAGCACAATCATTTTGTAAGAATGCCAAACCGGATAACATCATTGACCTATCGGCTATTACTTCGATCTATCGCCCGGGCCCACTCGGCGCGGGAGTTGATAGAAAATATATTGGAGCAAAGTCAAACCCAGAAGACGTAGAATATGCCAATAGGTATGTTCGCGAAGTAACAGAAGAAACATACGGGTTCCTTATTTTTCAGGAACAGATAGCAATGCTAGCCCACAAGTTAGGTAAGGACTTGTCCCTAGATGAAGGCAATAAGTTAAGAAAACTTCTCACTAAAAAGGGCACTGGAGAAGTCCAAGCGCAGAAAGACAAGATCTTCGACAAGTTCAAGCGCGGCTGCATAGAAAAGGGAATGAAAGAATATGAAGCAAGAGAACTTTGGGAAACTTTTGAATATTTTTCTGGATATGGTTTCAATAAGTCTCACGCTGTTTCCTATTGTGTGTTGTCTTATCAGTGTGCTTATCTTCTTAATTATTATCCTGCGGAGTGGTTGGCAGCTTTTCTAGACAAGGAACCAGAAACTAGAAAAGAGAGGGCTATCGCAACAGCCAAATCTTTGGGCTATAATGTTGAGCCACTGAACGTCAATACGTCGGGGGTCAATTGGGAGATCAGTGAAGATGGGAAGACCCTTATTCAGCCCCTGTCTTCCATAAAGGGACTTGGGATTAAAGCTATCGAGCAGATTATTGAGCATCGCCCATTCAATACTATTGAGGAGTTCTTGTTTCATCCGGACATTGTTTATTCTAAATTGAATAAAAAGTCGATACATGCACTGACTCTATCTCAAGCAATGAACGCTTTAATGGACGAACGGTTCACAGGCTTGCGACACTTTTGGACCGCCATTTCTGAAAAGCGACCAAGAAAAGAAAAAAATCTCATAGAGAACATCGAACTATATGCACCAGAGGGAGACTTCTCAGAGGAAGAGAAATTAGAATATTTAGTAAATCTTACTGGTGTGTTCCCTATCAACGCGGTGGTAACACCCCGGGTGAGGCAAAAACTAGATGAACTTTACGTTCCACCCATTTCAGAGTTTGACCCAGAGTTGGGTGTAACCTGGTTTATACCTCGCGAGTGCAAGCTTAAGAAATCTAAGAATGGGAAGAATTTTTATGTCGTTAAGGTTATTGACGACAACAACGAAACCACCGTTATCAGGTGCTGGGGTATCGATCCTGATAAGGACATTGTTCAACTCAATCGTCCATATATGGCAAAACTAAACTACAATCAGCAGTGGGGTTTCTCAACGTTTAGTATGAGAAAAACGTTTAAATTATTAGCTTAAAGTAAAAAAAGGAGTATATAATGGCTAAATTAAAAGGATTGTCTGCAAAACTAATGGCAGAGAAGTACCAAAAAATACTGGAGAATAAAGGTTATGCATTCTTTGAAAAAGGAGAATATAATCTCAATATTATAGGTGTAAGAAACAAATCAGGTGATGCAAGCAAGTTTGACGATTTTATGATCTTAATTTATAAGGATGCATCTGAATGGGTGTGTGAGGTGTATCCAGTAACTACAGAACCCGGAACATCAATTCTGAAAAGGCCCATTAAGGAAGTTAGGCACAAGGGCACTGCGATCTTGGTCCCTGACCAGTACAGGAGTACTTACAAGATTGATTGGCACGGCAATAAAACTAGTGGCCACATGGCTCTGTGTCAGAGAAACGACAAGGTGAGAGTCTGGAGAGATAATAATCGAGACAAAATCCCAGATTACCATGGCCCTGAAGAAGAGGGATGGTTCGGTATAAATATTCACAAACACAGGGGATCCTCAGCAAGAGTAAACACAGGAGGCGTCTCAGCAGGATGCCAAGTTTTTCAAAGTTCTGAAGATTTTTATAAATTTATGGAAACATGTGGGATATCCGCTGCAAAGTGGGGCAACAGCTTTACCTATACTTTACTTGATGAGTTAGATATCGAGAGAATGGGGGAAAACAATGTCATTGTTTGAAGAAGTAAGAGTTTTTAAAACTAGACCAACCGCAAAATTACCGCATCGCGCTCACGCTACAGATGCAGGCCTTGATTTGTTTTATTGTCCCGGTGACGATACTAGTGTAACATTACCGCCATCAACCACTGCGCTGTTTCCAACTGGACTGAAAATACAGGTTCCAAAAAATTGTATGCTGCATATTCTGAACAAATCAGGTATCGCCTATAAGAGGTCTCTTCTAGTCGGAGCGTGTGTTGTGGATGAAGGGTACACAGGGGAGGTTTTTGTAAACCTTCACAATGCAGGAAAAGAGCCCCAAACAATACATCCCGGACAAAAAGTAGCTCAGGGAGTCTTCGTTCGTATTGAAAAGCCGGCAATCGTAGAAATTGAAGAGGATAATGTATATGAAACTGTTACTTCTCGCGGAACCGGCGCTCTTGGCTCAACGGGAGATGTGTGATGGCAAGCTTTGCAAGAAAGATGAAGAGAAAGCAGTTCGTCGCCGCAAGAAAGCAATTTATGAAGGATTTTAAAAAATCAATGAAACATTTTAAGCGACAGGTAAAGTGTACTTCATGCGACCGCCCACCTCATGAAGGAGAAAATATTGACAACTGGCACATCGACCAAGAGTCTAATAACATAAACCTAATTTGCACAGAATGTTACACTCAACGATCAGGAGAGGAAGACGCCGATGTTTAGGGATACAATTTGCTTCGACGACGTTCTTCTTGTTCCTCAGTTTAGTGATATAAAATCTAGAGAAGAAATTGACTTGACAACTTCTTTAGGGCGGCATAAGTTTCGTCTGCCAATAATTTCTAGCCCAATGGATACGGTGACTGAATCTACGATGGCATTGTCTATGTTTGGAAGGGGCGCCCTGGGAATTATACATAGATATAACAGTTCCCAAGAACAGTGTGAAATTGTCAGAGAGGTTTCAGGCGCCCTAGAGGACACAAATAATGAAAATATCAACAAGGTGTCAGCCGCCATAGGTACGTCTGATAATTTTAAGAAGCGTGTAAAATTTTTGTATAACTGTGGAGTCAAGATATTTTGTGTTGATGTAGCCCATGGCCATCATTCTCTGGCAGAGAAGGCGATCAAGACCCTTAGGGACACTTTTACTGATAGTGTTACAATTATTGCTGGTAACGTTGCCACCCCGGAGGCTTTTTATGATTTATCTGTTTGGGGCGCGGACTCAATTCGAGTAGGCATCGGCGGCGGCTCAATTTGCTCTACGAGAGTGCAAACTGGCCATGGTGTACCCACATTGCAATCCATATTTGACTGTAGAGATGCTGCAGACGCAGATCTGATTGCAGACGGGGGAATAAAAACTGCGGGTGATATTGTTAAGTGTTTAGCTGCTGGCGCAGACAT